ATCACTAAACCGATAGGGTTAGCCAGGAAAGCGGCATTTAACGCCCATTGGGCGGTGGTCATTACTGCAGTACCCGCGGCAAGGGCTTTTTGTGTACCAGTGAACAACACCAACGCCGACATGGTCGCCAAGGTTCTAACCCGTGACATCGCCATTAAGGCATTCGCGCGCAGCGTGGCCGATGATGTTAGGTTCGTAGCAATGGCTTGCGCCTTTTGTGCTGCAGTCATCGCCACCGTGGCCACGGTAGACGCTAACGTCTTCACTCGGTTCGCCACCATTAACGTGGTGTTTTTTACTTGCTCACTGTTGAGCCAGGTTAACGCCTTTCGACCACCGATTAACGCATCCGAAAAGCTTGCAAAGGCGAATCGAGACGCTATCGAGGCGGTTTTAAAGGCGATTAGCCCCACCACCGCAAACGCGATAACCTGGGACAAGAACGGGAACGCCTCGATCAAGTGGCGCAAACCAATCGCCGCTTGGCCAAGTACATCAACCACCATGATCGCCGCCGGTGCGAACAAGTCACCAACCGCCGCCGATGTTGTGGCCACACGCTGGCTTAAGATCTGGAATGATTCCGATGTGCCCTTACCAATGGATTCGGCCATTTCCTTGGTGGTGCCCATTCCGCCTTTAAGGTTCTTATCCATTGCGGATATATTGCCGTTTAGCGTGTCTATTTCTGGATAAAGCAATTGGATCATGCTGACCGCTTCATCCGTACCGAACGCCTTTTTCAACTCTTGCGCTTCGACGGCATCAATCGTTTCGCCGTACTTGTTTCGCAACTGGCCGAGAATGTCCGGCATCGATAACAGCTGATCATTCGCGTCGGTAAAGCTTAGGCCCAACTTATCGCCCGCCTCGGCTGCTTTGCCTAAAAACGCGCGGTATTTGGTGGCGGATTCACTGCCCGACATCGTGGCTTGAAGTTGACCCAAGATCGATAACTGTTCAGAAAAGGGGACGTTTGCCGACGTAGCGGTCGCGCCTAAGTTCGAGATCGCCGCACTCATTTGGGCACCGTCGGTCTTAAATTGGCGCACACTGTTGGAAATACCCGACGAAAAGTACTCACCAAATTTGATGTTTCGTTCTTCTTCGGACAGCTTGTCCGACCCTTCGATGGTCCCTGCAGCAAACTGATTAAATTGCTTGCGATAAATACCGTAACCGGTGGCAAACAATGACGTCATTTCGCTTGTTGTCGATTTTGTGCCGGTTGCGGTTAATGCGGCGATCTTGGTGAACTCACCGACGGCCGCATCCGACAAAGAAGAAATACCCGACTTAATGTCGTATGACGCTTTGATAAAGTCTGACGTGGTCGTTCCCGCCCATTCGTCGGAAAACTCTTTCGCCTTTTTCGTGATGGCATCAATACCCGCCGCATCGATACCAAGGGACCCAATTTCCCCTTGAGCACTGCCGATCTCGCCGCTGGCATCCACAAGCTTTTTAATACCGAACATCGCCGCACCCACGCCCACAGCGTCGGCGGTCGCGGTCATTTTCATGTTGCTATTGCGTTCGGATAGCTTAGACATTTTTTCTTGACGGGCGACCACACCGTCGAGTTCTTTTTGTTGGGCTTTTAACTGGGCGTTATAGCGTTCGGTTTCCTTGCGGATCTTACTGGTCGCCCCGTTTAGGTTTTTGGTCGAAACACCGGCTTGCTGCAGATTCGTTCTCATCTTCTGCAGTTGGACGCTTTCGGCTTCATGCTGATTTTTGAGTTTTAACGCTTCTTTTCGCGCCGCTTTAAATTCGCGGGTCATCTTTGCGGTGGGCTTTTCTGCCGCTTGCATTTCTGCCGCCAGGCGTGAGACGCGAGATTGAGCTTTATCTAGTGCCTGGCTTGTTTGGGTGCTCTCTGTTTTCAGCTTGCGAAAGTGCTCGATGTCTTTCGACATGGCGCCTAACTTCTTAAGCTCCGCGCCGGTGGCTTTGATTTTGTCACCGGCTTTTGTGGTTTGGGTCGTCACCTTCTGAATGGGGGCGGTCAGTTTGTCCACCATGCCCATTACAAGATTAAGGCGCATATTGGTATCAGCCATTGCAACACCTCATAAACAAAAAAAAGCCCAGCAACGCCATGTTGTTATGGCGCGCTGGGCTATTGTTCTTCGTTGGCCTTATTGTGGCGCTCGATGGCGATCTTGTGCCATCGCATCAATTCAACCAGCGACATGTTAGCGGTCGTCAAAGCGTCCCAACCGGTGAATATGAGATAAAGATCCGCTTCGAGCTCCATCACATCCGGCGGGGTGCTTATTCCATGAAAAAAGCGCACACCTCGTTCATCACCTTAACCAGATCGCTAGGTGACAACGTGTCGAACTCGTTCGCGGTCATGTTGGAAATACGAGGGACCAGCGTTCGCTGGGCGGTCACATCCATACGCAAGACAGAAAACAACTCAAGGCCGCGCAGTTCGCCCGATTTCGGTTCACGTAGTTCGATTTGGCTGATTTCTTCTTCGCCGCGTTTAAGGGGTGTATTTAGGATGACAGGGACAGTTTTAGACATGTTCAATTCTCACAAAAAAGCCCCGACCATATGGCCAGGGCTGAATCTATTTAAAACCCTTTCGGGCGGGATTATTGGGCGAGGGCTTCGCGGATCGCTTGGTTGCGGTCTTTGCCGTTCACGCGGAAAATGTTGTTCGGCTTATCGATGAAAACGACTTCTTTCCCGTCGATTTCAAGCCCGTACACTTCCACCGCAATGGCAAATTTAAGCGCGGCTTCTTCTTCCGCTTTAAAGTCGCCACCGTGTTCGTATGACTTCCAAAAGCCTTGTTGACGCACGACAACGCTTTTAATCGCGCCATCAACATCAAGGGCACCACGAACGATAAACTGTTCATCACGGCTTTCACGGTTGCCGACAAGGTCAATCACTTTCGAGTTGTATTCCGAAACGGTGACTTCACTTTCCAGTTTTTCCAACTTGCCCAAATCGCGCTCGATGTCGCCCGCGTAACCGGCTAACACCATATCCGTGGTTTTCACCACCACTTTCGGCAATGTAAGCGTGTTACACACACCGGCGAAACTCTCGTCCTTAAAAAAGGCGTTAGTGTCTACAATGACACTTGGTAATCTAGCCACAAGGCCCCCTTATTAGCTGAAAATGGCTTCGTTATAGCGGTCGGTGACGTGCTGACGGAAAGTCAGACGTTCAGCGACATCGTAGAACCCGAGATCGTAATCCCAGTACACTTGGGCCGTACCAATCGCGGCAATGTTGAGCTCTTTATCAAGCCAGCATTCGCCACCGCTGATCACTTCGCGAGACTTCAAGCGACGCAATAAGCTATTTACGCGACCTTTCACGCCGTCCACGTAGGATTTAGTGACGTTGCGGTCCACCATTTCTTGGTGGGCGTACATGATGGAATCGCCGACGATATAGCGAATACGTTGATGCGGTAGCATGGTGCCATTCGCGAGACGGTTGCCGTACAAGTACCAACCACCTTGTTGATTGACGATCACGCTGACGCGTTCCGAGTTGTAAAGGTTCGCTTTACTGGTTTTAGAACCAATCGCGTGATCAATCGGCTCTGACGTGCCCAGAATGCCGTAAATCTTGCGACTCGATGGCGAATGCCAATAGCCTTCTTCGTTATCCACACGAACGATGTGGCCCGCCACGGTAGCCGAGGCTTTGCGAGTGACTTCTTTTCCAGCTTCATCGAGTAGCTTAATGCCACAATTGACAAAGAATGCCTGGTCGTAGTTCTTCACTTCATTGATCACATCGGAATAACCGTTCTCGGTGCCATCGATGATTGGGATCGCGTTTAGCTTCTTGGCCACCGCTTCCATTTCGGCGCCCACGCCCACTTTGTGCGAGAACTCAGGCGCAATAATCAAGCGCGGGCGGGTGCCTAATTGGCTTTCGGCAAACAGTAGGGCTTTCAAACCGCCGTAACTGTTTGTGTCGTTGTCTAGCTGTCCGATCACGTTGGCGATTTCGACGCCTTCGTCCGCATCTTCGGCTACACGCACCACAATGACGATCGCGCCCGTTTGGCGATAGACGTCTTCAAGGGCATGTTTTAACGTGCCCGTGGTGCCCGCCTTGGCGATTTGCTTATCACTGTTGACCAGTGCCGGCTTATTCAGTGGGAACATATCAGCGTCGGCGTCGTCCGCCGTGGCCACCAAACCGATGACCGAAGCGGCAAGCACTTCGATCGGGCGGTTCATGTTCTCAAGGAAATACTGTTCCACGCCGTGTAAGTAGTCGGCCATGTATTAACTCCCATAAAAAAGCCCCAGCGAATGCCGGGGCGTGGTTTCAAAATTTGGGCACAAAAAAACCGCTT